GGATATTCGTCTTTCCGGACAGGTTCCCATCCTTCGCGTAGCTTGGCGTTGACATTCATTTTGTCTTCCTCACCACGCATTGCAACTCGTATCCAACGATGCACAAAGCCCTCTGGGGCATCAGGTGCTGCAAGGTGACTGGGCGGAGCCCATGGTTTTCTGCGCGTTTCTGTTTCGCGTGTTGCGCTTGAGCGCGGTTTTCTGTCAGCCATAATATTAATCCTTCACAAATTTTGCATATTCTTCAAGCGGTACATTTAGACGTTTCGCCATCGCTATTTGTGACGGTGATAGTTTAACCGACCTGCGCCCCGTTTTTGCCGTACTGCGAGATGCTGAAGCGCCAGCCGAGGCGACCTGTGCTCCACTCGATTTCTTCGCCTGAAACTTATTCGGAAACTCCGAACGCATTCGACGATCAACTTCAGTATAGTATTCTTCGCTGGCTGGGTCAAACCCCTCTTCTTCAACGAGCTTCCTATGTATTCCAAAAGCAGCATAAGTCATGACTTCGTCAGAACCAAACCAATCGTTTTTCTCCGCCCACGACTGCGCCTTTGGATCAGGCTTTGGTGCAGGGGGAGCAACTGGTTGCTGCTGCGGAGGCATCTGCGGCGCAGCCGCTGCTTGCGCAGGCTCCGCAACTTGATCCTCTGATCTCTGCTTTGCAATCCGCAAACGCTCCTGCTCAATAGACATCTTGGACAAGGCTTCTTGAGCCTCAAACATTTTGTCCGTATCGCCAGCGTCATAGGCTTCTTTGTACAGCCTTTTCGTAGCTTCTACCTGAGCATCTATTCGAGTGCCGTACTCAGACAAATAACCCTTGTCCAAGTTCTGGACACGGCTTTTTAGGCTCTCGTTTTCCTGCAAAAGCTGCTGCGCTAAACGAACGGCCTCTTCACGATCCCGTTCTTCCTTGCGATATCTCTCGGTTAACTTTTTTATCCGAGCTTGAACCTTGTTACTGTAACTATCTAGCTCGTCATCGCCCGATTCCGCAGCAGGCTCTTGCGCTTCCGGTTCTTCAACAACCTCTTGACCCGCAGGTTCTTCAGCCGCCTCAATCTCTACTTCTACGCCCTCGTCTTCGAGAACTTCTTGTTCTTCCGCCATTGGTATCTCCTAAACCTGCTTAATGTCGTCGGGCTCTAAGATCGTAGCAATAACCTCGTCGTCATTGATTATACGAACTTCGCCCCCATCGATCTTAAATCTCGATCCCGAGTATCGACCGATACAAACCCATTGTCCCTCCGCACACCAAGGTGCAGCATCTGGACCAAACTTATCAGGGTCTTTGTAAGCAATAGGACCAACCTTTAAAACATACGCAACAACCGTTGCTACAGCTTCACGATCCCGAACCTCGTCAGGGATATGTAAACCGCCCTGTGTTTTGGTAGCACCTTGATAAGGCATAACTAAAACACGCCAGCCCGTGGGCTGCGGTAGTCTTTCAAGAAGGGGTTTTTCTAAAAGAGAAGGATCTAAAACCTTCTCGGTGGTATCAACATACGCGCTACCAACGTCAGAAGAAGCAGCGGTGTTCCCTGCTTTCTCTTTGTTAATTTTCTGCGCGACATGATCAGGAAGATATAAGGTCTTCGACATCGTCAGCGTGGTTCTCCAGCAGGGCTTTGATTTCCTCACGAGCGTAGGCAATGCCCCGTACTTCACCTACCATGAGCTTATACTGCTCCCAGTCTTTAGCAGCATCATGTGCAAGAGCAGACGCAATGTCCTGCTCTCGTTCCTTCAGGATCTTATACATATATGTAGCGAAAGCAACAGCGTCCATTAAAGAATATCTCTCTCTGAACCCTCGGCCATAGACTTAATCGGGCCACCCTTCACCCAGTCATTGCAAACGTGGTCTGACGAACACATGAATTTGTACATCTGGCAGTAACCCAGATCACCAGAATCATCGCCAATACATTCCAACATGTCTTCCGTTTGGTTATAAGCTCCGCAGTTTCCACAAACCTCGGTCAGCTTAAAGCCTCCGTCCATAGAGGGATCCCGATAGTTCGCTTCTTCTACCGCAACCTCTTTGGCTTCCATGTTTGCTTCAGCATCCTTGGTGGCTATAGGACAGCTTGGACCTCCACCGTCACCGTCCTGCATTTTATCTACCGGAATACCATCCGGTATAATGCTAATCATAATACTAGGCATTAAAATGTCTTCCCACGGTTAGAATTGTCTCGAACATCACCCGCTCGACCACCGAGAAAAAACTTCTTGGGCTTCTTATCTAACATCTCTTCGAACATCTCAGGGTTCTTACGAAGAAGTTTTTCCACCTCTTGCGCTACCGCAGTCTGTCCTCCCGCGCCGGGGCTCTTCGAACCGCCCATCGCTTCGTCTCCTGTGGACCCCTTTAAAAATCGGTCCAGTTGTTCGCGTGTAAAACTCGGCATGATAATCTGTTATCCTTTTTGAAAGTGGGGCATATCGACAAAGGGCGTCCGTTTTTGACTACGCCGAAGGTCTACATAATCGTTGTATGCGTCCAGCATTGTACCATCCCACTCTAGGATGTTGTCAATGTGCCAAGCACCTCCCCATTTAAGCTGCTTAATGCCCATATCCTTAGCCGTTTTTACAATAGCATCGCCAACATCATCGTAAAACTTCAACTCCCAACAAACTTTCGGACCCAAAAACACCATGAAATCAAAAGCCATTCCATCCAAATGCTTGCTTTTCATAGTTTTCGAAGCCCCGGAATCCACAAGGGAACGCTGCTCCTCTATCGTTCTCAACCCGCCAAGGTGGGGAATGCCAAAGTCATACGGCGTATTATGAATGGCAGTGCGAACCAAAGTGTATAACTCTTCATCAATACCTTCGATGCGGTCCAGACTACGCTGGCTTAATTTAAAATTACTCATATCATTTCCTCTTAAAAAAGGCTTGTGCCCCGCGCACACCAAAACTCGCTGAAATTGCAATTCCAAGGCTGTAAAAATACCAGTCGGGCGCTTTAGAAAGCTGCGCAAACCCACGGTCAACCCAACCTTCTGCTCCCGGAATCCAGCATAAAATCAATGGGATAGACAGGATTACTACGAACCATTCGTCCTTCCAACTGGATTTTGCGCCCTCTGCCATGATGCGCTCCCAGTCGGCAACGCTTGTCTTTTCAGACAATAATATCTGGGCTTTCGCCTTCGCCTCAGTGAGCTTTAGCTCCGCAGCAGCCGCATTCTTATCCGCCTTGCCTTGCAACCAACTTCCCGCAAGGTTTGCGACAGGGCCTAGTAATGCCTGTATCATTTCTCAGAACCCAACCAAACGGCGAACGCTCCTGTAAGCGCCCCAGAGCAAATCGAAATCATTGCGGATTGTTGCGTTGACAAATCGTCAAGGCTCATCCCCCACTCCAAAACGCGTATATACATGATCGTCATCACCAGCATCATAAGACGCGGCATAATCTTCCAAGCCAGTATTTTTTCCATGTCAAACCTCTATGTTTAACTTCGTTCCCTGCGGACGATCCGCATTAGTCTTGCGCCCAAACCTATCATAACTTTCCTGTAAGTCCAATCGTTGCTTTACAAGAGCCTCTAAATGGCTGTGGTTGGCCCGGTGTTCTTTTTCTACCCTCTGCTCCACAAGATGCGTTTCTATGCGCTCACGGGCCCGCGTTTGCTGGTGTATGTCGCTTCCTACATTAAACGGAGAAGAGCCTACTCCTGAAACCCCGTCTGCCATCAGATGCGCCCCTGCTTGGCTAAAATTATCACAATCGTAATACCCAGCATTATAGAAACAATTATAACCGCTCCGCCATAAATAACTATACGCTCAACCAGCTTGGCCTTACGCTTCCTTTCCGCTTCCGCCTTCGCCTTGCGGTCCTTCCGCGCTTGAACTCTTATAGCTTGAAGCTCGCCCCAAGCAGAAAAACCCCTAGTGGCTATCACAATCTGCCTAAGTTCCTCCTCGGCGTCCTTGGCCCTTTGCAAGTTTACAAACGTCTCCATCGCATTTTCATCCGAGCCTGAAAACAAACTGTTTTTCTTTTTCTCATGCGCAGCGCGTAAATCATCCACCCCATCGAAAAACTCACCGATTTGCTTGGTGACATTAACGAGCTCTTTGCCCGCAGAAACAGCGGACTTAACGGCGGCAAATGCTGTAAATGGATCGATCATACACGTTCACCCACCTTGGCTACAGGCGGACACCGGAAGTCATACGGTATCCGTATTATTCTCGGGTAATGATAGTAAAAATACGAAACGTCTCTAGGACAACGATACACACACGCCTTGTACATATCGCCGCCATGCATTCCCACCAGCACAGCGGTGAGCGCGCACAACACTAGAACTCTCCGACAAACCTCTGTGGTCGGGCTATCGGACTAAACCGCCTGTTCACCATACCGCCAGAAGAATATTTACTTTTACCCGCTTTGCTTAAAGCAATAGCAACCGCTTGATTTTGCGGTTTTCCAGCAGCCATTTCTGTCTTGATGTTCTGGCTGATAACACCTTTTGATGTGCCTTCTTTAAGAGGCATTAGGTCCTCCGTAACATGGCTTCTCGCTGCACATCGATCCGCTCTTGGTTCACAGCGTTGCGATTGTCCGCAACCTCTTCCTGTAAATCCAATCGCGCAGCATCCGTAACAGCACGTTGCTCCAGTCGAGCCCCCTCAAGTTCAAGATTCGCTTGATCCATCGCGGCCTTGTGTTGAGCCTCCATCTGTTTAATAGAAAGCTCCTGCATCCGTATCTTGACCAAAGGATCCTCTTGATCGCCCTCTGGAGAATACGAAAGTTTAGGCATCAGATCCTTAATCATCTCCTCCTCAACCTGAGCCACACGAGACTCAATCTGCTCTGGAGTAAACTGCGCAGGACCCTGCTGCTGTAACGCAGCCATTTGCTGTTGAGCAACCATAGGATCCACCGCACCCGCTTGTGCCATCAACTGCAACTGCTGCATCTGCTCCTGCGGCTGCACACTAATCTGCTGAAGTTCTTTATCCACCTGTTCACGAGCCTTGAAGCTAATGTGCTGCAACGCATGAGTAAACAATGCCGACAACACAGGAGGCGCATTCTGCATCATCGGTATCTCCAGCAATGCAATATGTGCCGCCAAATGCGCGTCATGATCCTGCTGCGCAAACGCCTGCGGAACCTGACCACCAATTAACAATCCATTCTCTACCGCCGGGTCTTGTGGCTGCGGAGGTGGTGGAGGCGGTGGCAAGATCTCGTCAATATTCTGCACCTCTAATGCTTGATACATCCTTCTATACGCCGCATGAAGGTTGTGCATCTGAGGGTTAGATTGCGCTAGCTGAAGTTGGGTTTGAGCCAGCGTCACCCTCTGAGACATAGAGAAAATGTTCGGATCAGAAACGGGGAGAACGTCGATCCTAGCATCAAAGTCTTGCATCTTAACCTGTTGTGGCGCACCCGCTACTTCGTAGGGGTACATCGGAGGAAGGTTTTCCGCAAAGATACGCGCCAACAAACGGAACTCCGTCCGCTGGGCGTAGTGCATACGTTTATGAATCGCAGACATAACCTTCATGCCACGCTCCAACATGGCAACCGTAGTCCCCACGGGCGTTTCCTGATTCATGTCCGACATCTGCTGATCAGCTAAAGCAACAAACCTACGCCCGTCGTTAACCAATCCACCCAACAACTGAGCCAATGTCGCAGACGGCTCTTTGTACGGCAACGGAACAATAGCGTCCCTGATGCTACCACCGGGCGCGTCAATGTCCCTAAACTCTCCGGGCTGTAACGGCTCATCATCGTTGCGTACACGCACTCCACGGGCCTTAAATCCAGCAGGAAGGTTGGCTAACGTCCCGGCATCTATCAACTGTCGCAACAAGCTCGTCGCAGCGCGGCCCAAACCGCCAATCATGTGCACCAAACCAAAGCCGTAGAAGCCCAAACCCGGCATAAACTTGTAATGCACAAAGTACTGGCGCTTCCGCTTCAACGGATCGTCCATGTCGTAGTTACGACGAATCGCTAAAATTTTCCCCGAAGACTCATCAATAGTCACAACATAAGGAAGACGAATACCCGTAGGTTCTCCAGTCTCAGGATCTAAATCCTCAAACCGCTCAAGATCCAACTCAACGTGCATCTCCAAGATCGTCAGAACATCATCGCTGTAGTTCTTCGATATCCCCTCAAGCTCATTAACCTTCTGCCTAACAGGGTCCTCTTCAGTATCCGAAGAAGTATTTAAATCTACATCGCGGTAAACCTGAGCAACCTGCATCTTACGAACGTCATTCTCATCCATCCGCAATACATGCGTAACTCGCGTCGATGTCGCCAAATCAGAAGCAGAATACGGTACAACCAAATCCTGCGCAGGAATAAACTTCGCAACAGCCCGCTGCCGCGTTTGATCAAAATAGACCTTCTTAAACGTCGAACCGCTCAAGGGTAAATAAAACAACATCTGATCCATGTCCGGATCATATTCTTCCATAACCTCAGTAATCTGATAGTTCATGAAGTCTTTTACACGATTAGCCTGCTCTTCTCGCTCAGAACTCTGCAATCCCAAAACATTCGTGCGAACCGGACCACCCGCTGGCAATAACTCCTTATACGCCTGCGCCTGAAACTGCGTAACACTCTCGCTAATCATCGGATGCGTAATACCACTCGCACCCTCAAACGGAGTCGTGCGCTCCTCAGTCCTTAAACCAAGCAGATCAAGACCCTTAACATACGTCTCTTCCCACTCGTCACGAGAATCCAAATCCTCGTTATACGAAGCCCGCAACTCAGAAGATAACTCTCCCAACGTGCCATCGTCCAAAATCTCCGCTAAGTTAGCGTCAAAAGGTATAGACTCGTCAGGGATATCCATCTCCCCCTCACGAATAGCCTGCACTATCGCGCCGCCCTCGCCATCCTCAATAATCTCCGCACCATCCGGGAACTCCATCGGTACATCAATAGGAATCTCTACGTCTGGAAGTCCCGCTGTGTCATCGAGGTCCAACCCCGGTGCAACCATGTTAGGTGGCAAAGCCATTAGAACGTTCCTTTAAACTTGGTTCCTTGAACCTGACCACCGTTTTTAAAACCTTCTCGCAGTTGTCCTTCGTCGTCAAAAGGATAACCCACTGCATCTGATGCTTTTTCAAACCCTAATGACTTTAAAAGATACGGAGCAATGGTATAGCTCCCAACCCTTTGGGCGGTCTTCTTTACTGTGCTACCCGCGTCTTTTATTTTTTGGTTACGTTTTGCTTTGGCTTCTCTTAAAACCTTCCGCGCTTCTTCTTTTGTAACTTTGTTTGCCATTTTAATAATACTCCCGCTTACGGGGCCTCCATTCTAAACTATCCTCGTCTTCGCCACTCAACGAAATAAACCCGCCTTGACGAAAACGCATCAGTGCCAAGGTCATACTATCACAAAAGTCATC